GGCGTATAAGTTCCCGAGCCGGTCGAGGGATAAGTCGCCTCGTCAATAATCGGCGTGTCGAGCAGATCGGTGTTTTCGATCCAGACCGAAACGATATCGTCCTGGATGGTCGTGATCGTATAAAGCTCCGCGTATTGAAACGAAATATAGCCGGTCCACTCGACGCAAAAGCCTTCCTCGAAATACAAACCCTCTTCCGGCAGCGGCATGGCCGACGGAAAGTCTATCGTTGAAGCAAATTTACGGGTGAGCCGTTCCTCGAAATCGTTTCTCCGGTAATAGTCACCAACGAGGCCATTTCCGGCGTCATAGTAAACCCGAACATTGCGAAGCCCGCTGATGATCGAGCTCATCGTCACCTGGCCGGGATCGACGGTCGTCGGATCGCAGGGGCCATGAGTGTAACGCGTGTGAGCGGTTCCGGAATAGCTGTGCGTGGTGAGCGTGTCGGTCACCGGCGGCTGGCCTTTTGATCCGAGCCGCTCGACGTAATGCAGCGGCACGACGGGGATCATATCGCCGCTGCCGAGACCGGCCATCGATTGCTCGTAGCTCAAATACGGACCTTCGCCAAATTCGTGTTCGGCCTGGAAAAAGCCCTGGTCAGGGTTGCGGGTATTGGTATCGAGGCGATAGTTGATAACCTGTGCCCCGCGGACTCGTCGCCGTCCCATGACCGTGCGGACCGCTTCGTCAAGATTGCCCTCGTTTCCCTGCGAGGTCGTCGACAGTCGCGGGCCTTTCGTTTGACCGTTAAATACAGTTACCTGCTGCGTTGCATGGCTGAGGTGATACCACGGCTTGCCGCTGTCGCCCTGGGCAATGACGCCGCGTTCGACGCAGTTCTCAACGCCGAGCCGCGGGCAGAACGTCCAGGGCAGGCTCGTGCCGGGATCGTCCGTGCCCATGTTGCCGCCGAGATGTTTGTTGTACGGGCAATCGTGGTCGTTGATCTCATCCTGCGAGCCGAGCAGGCCGCCAAAGATCGCCTGGCAATATTTTGTATGACCGCGATGCGGCAGGTCTTCGTTGGTCGAACGAAAGCCCTGCGACGCTTTGATCTTGACGGTGAAAAGATCGCTCTCGCCGCCGTACTCGAGATGGCCGTCCCAGATCGGCAGCAGCAGCTCGACCTGCGGAAACCAATAAAGCAGCGTGACACCTGGGCCTTCGCCAAACGCGAGAAGCAGGTCACTGATCGCTCCGCCGCCATCGCCATTAAAGTCGCCATCCCACAGCGTCAGGTCGATCTCTTCGTCGCCGATCGTGCCGTCGATCGTAACCGGCACAAACCAATTCGGACGACTTTCGGGAATTATCCTCGCCTCGACCTGGGCGACGGGCGGCGGCGGATTCGCAACCACATCCGTCTGCTGTACGCTGTAATAAACCGTGTCCACCGGATCCGATGTCCAGGCTATCTTGACCAGCTCGTGGACCTCCGGCGTCGTGCCAAGGGCCCGCAGCCCTCGAAGCAGCACGATCTTATCTTGAGTGTCGGTGTCGAACGATGGCATACTATACTGCCTTTTACCTCATATCCCGGAGAAACAATTCATGAATGACCCACTCGATTCAATGAACCTCAAACACGCCAAGTTCTATCAAAACGCTGTCAGAAAAGAGCCTTCTACGCAGCTGCAAAGGATCTGGCAGGTCGTTAGTGGGCTTGTCCTGATAGCCATACTTTTCATCCCTGCTCTGGTCATCCACTTAGTGAAAAAAGTCTATCCGTGGAAATAGGTGTAATCATCGAACTTCACGGCCTGACTGAATGTCGAACTTCCTGTCGAACCCGCCTCAATACAGGTGTGATAGGAAGAAAAACTAAACGGTGCTCCGGTACTTGTTCCTAAGTCCGTCCACGAGCTCGCATCCGCAGAGTATTGGGCCTTGATATTTGCCCCTACTCTCAAGAATCGCCAATAGATCATGGTGGCAGGATTGAAGGACACGGAAGCGATTGACGCAAATGACCCTCCTCCGACAAGACCGTAGGTAAGGTTCGTGCCGTCACATTGAAAATGAAGATTGTTCCGATATCCCTTGCCTATTGAGAAACGCATCTGGTACGAACCGGCAGCGGGTTTCTGAATGAATTTCACATATTCATATCCGGTGTCAGCTATTTCATGGCCGACGTTTCCATACCCACCAAAATGCGAGCTTGCCGTTGTGTTTGGCAGGGTTATCGAAAGCTGATTGGACACTAAAGCGACAGTTACTAAAGAATCAGGGTAATCGCTCACCATGCTGTCCGGCGTCCATTGAGTCTTAGCCGAGCCGAAATTGTCCGACAATGCGAGGCTCAGATCAGGCGTGATTGTGGCCGCCGAAATCGTGTTATCGTTTGCAACCGAGATTTGTTTCAGGTCGCCGTTTGGCGAGAACACGCACAGCCCGTAGCCGTGCAAGGCGACGAGATACCCACCCACGGCAATACTACCCGGAAGTTTCGCTTGTAGAGGTCGCGGGGCAAAGGGGGATTCAAGGTCGTGCGGAGCACCCTTAATCGTTGTCGTAGCTGAATGGTCGATAAAATACGGCGACGGATTCCCGCTCGCAGGGAAAAAGTTATATCCGGGAGATTCAATCTGAGTTTCTTCGGCGTTCCCGTCGATGTAGATGCCGCCGAAGTTGCCGTCTTTGAGTACGGTCCATCGAACTGTTCCCGAATCACCGCTGGCAATCCGGCATATCTGCCGAACGATACAACCTTCCAACCGGTTATAAGACGCTGCAATATAAATATCTTCGTGACTCGCATGGCTGGTTGCTTCAATATCCATTGAAACAAGCGTGTTACCCTCGCCATAGATCTCAATGCCCCGGCCTCCGCAGTTTTCCCAGACGCCTCCTAAAAAGTCGTTCCACTGACAGCCGGCCGCGAACACAGCCCCCGTTCCGGTCGTAAATTCGACTTCACACTGCATGATCGTGTTCGACTGGAAGGTGTTCGAGGGATTGCCGTCATGGTCGAAGTAAAAACCATGCAGAGCTAATGTAGCTTCCTCGTTTAGTCCGTCAACGTCGCCCACTCGTGAGGTAGCGTGAAGCTGGTCCAACGTATTTGATACGGCAAACTTAAAATAAAACTTTATATTCGTGACGTTTCGAACGTACAAATTTCTAAAAGTGGAATGATGCACGGAGGTAGCATAGAGTCCGTCCGTTGCCGTTCCCCCACCGTCAAAAATAAGGTTCTCGAAGATGTTACCAAATGCCGTTAAACCAGTGTCGGGGGTCGTGATAGTGGGGATCAACTCAACACATCTGGCCGAACCTGTGTATTGGAAGATCGCCCCAAGCTCGCCTTTATAGTGGTTGTTCCAGTTAAGTATCGGAGCCCATGTGGTTGAATGACCGTACACCCCAGACGGAAATAAATAGGTTTGATTCGGTGCGGCCACGCCTTCAAGAGCGGTCTCCCATCCCAACCACGGATCTGCCCACGTTCCGGAACCGCTGGTGGCGAGTTTGGATACATCAAACGTGACAACGCCCGGAGTGGGAACCTCGACTGCGGGCACATCTTCAAGCACCACGGTCGTAATGGGAAAAGTTGTTAAAGACATATATTTACCTCACAAATAAACAATGATCGCGTTGCCGTCGCCGTCGAGAATTGCATCACCATCACCATCAAGCAGCATTGACGGACAGGTCGGCGTCTTTGTAACGATCTCGCTCCATTCGGACAAGATCCCGTCATCGCCATAGAACGCAACTTCTACCGTTGTCGGGACGCCGGTCGTTAAGCCCGTAATCGTATAGGTATAGACCAGCCCCACGTCGATGATCGTGCCGTTAATTCTTAATTTGGAACCTGCTACTGCCATTTAATATCCCGGTACTGAATAGAAAACTCCTTGATCTGTTTCGCCTATACCCCTGTCGGTGCTGTTAAGAGCGACGGGCAAAATAATTACCTCGAACGCCTTCATGCCTGCCCGCGAAGCTCCGCTGTTCTCACCGATCCCGATGAAGTAATTCGGGAAGTTGCCCGTGATGTTGGTCGTGCTGTCGCTTGAAGTGGTCTGATCGACGCTGTCGACGTACAGTTTGGTATCGGTGGCCGCGGCCTGCGAGCGGTCGAACACCGCAGAAATAACGTGGATGTTCGTATCCGGTGACGGATCGTATTTGTTGTTACTGCCTTTCTGCTGAGCGACAAGAACTCCGGAGCCTACAACGATGTTGGCGGAGTTTCCGGCTTGGTCGTCTATCGAAAGGATCGCCTGTGTGCCCGCGGTCGAATCGAGCTTGATGACCATCAGCACCGTCACTTTATCCGTTGCAGTAAGATCGGTTGTCGGGATGCGGATAATGTCGTCAGAGCCGTCATAATCGATCAGTTCCCCTGACGTATCGAGAACCGGCTGCAGCCCCGAAGCTAACGGATCGCCATCCCGTCCATTGCCGCTCTGGTCGTACCACTTAACGACCGTGAGGGACGATGCCCCCTTGAAGCTGATAGCCGACGCCCAATCGAGGACATTCGATGAAAATCCAATGTCCTGTTCGGCATTGTCCGAAGCTCGGCGGACCCGCACGCACGAACCGGCATAAGAATTTCGGAGTTTCCTCATGCCCGCGGCAAAGGCGGCACTGACGCCCAGGGTATCGAGCAGCAGACCCGCGGAAGTCGTGGCATTGGTCGATGACGAGTAAGCTGAGTTATTGGGGACAGCATCGTGTGCCCTGACTTTGGCGTAATAAATCTGCGTGGCCGTTCGTCCGCTATCCACGTAGGTTAGGACGTTTCCTAAAGGAATGTTTCTAACGCCTGTGGTGAATCCTGCGTCGGTCGCCACCTGTAAGTCATAGCCTGTTACCGCAACGTCATCCGTCGAAGCGTTCCAGTTCCATGTGATCGAGTCTGATCCCACATCCGTAGGAGCGGTCATCACCGGGACCGTCGGAGCCTCTACGTCGGGCGGCGTGTCCCACGAAGCTATAAGTGACGTACAGTCGTCAAAATCGAGCGTCAGGCCCGTAGGAGCGTCGGGCAGGGCAACAGAGCCGTCAGTGTTATAAGAAACGCCCGGGACGATCACCTGCTCGATATTTACGCCCTGGGAATTGAACAGGTCGTAGGTGAACATGTCGCCGCTTTCCTCGATATCGGTAAAGCCGGCGGTCCATTTCTTGCCGCGAAAATCGATCATGAAAGCATCGCTGTCGCCGCTCGTGAACCGCTGAAAGAAATCGCGGTAATATTCGAACCGCGTCAGGCTGTTGATCTCGCTTTCGTCACGGTCCGGCTGTGCACCCGAGCTCAGCGTCCACGACCACAAACCATGCGTGCTCGCGACGCGGGCCTTGACACGGACGCCCTCGCCGAGGTTGTGGCGGATCACCGCATAACCTTTCTTCCAGCCGTCGATATCGAGGCCGGTCAGGTCAAGCTCTTCATAGTCGGCAAGCGGCATAAGATCCTATTTACCTACCCTCATTCGCTGGGCGATCTGTTTCGAATACGACGCGTTTTTCCCGAGATCTCCGACGACCGTCTGCGTTATATGCCCCGGCCGCTGGGCTGTGCCGCGGACCAGAACGTCACCAGGGCTCATCCCATTGATCTTCTGCTGTAGCTTGTCGACCGCGACCGCCAATGCCATCGTCGCCGGATCCTGCGGCCGCCTGCCCGAGATGAACGTATCCGGGCCCGATCGTGAATACGGCTGCAGCGGCTGCGAGCTCGAGGAGCCGCCGGCAGATCCCGAAGTTCCCGCAGCTGTGCCCTTCGAGCCGCCTTTGTTTTTGAAGCTGTCGCCGGCCACGGCCTTTGCACCGATCGCGGCTCCGAGAGCGATCGTTCCGTAGATGGCCGCTGACGTGAAATGCAATGCCGCCCCGCGGCCATCGCCTACGGCCAGAGATGCGAAACCCTCGGCCAGCTCAAAGATCGCCTTAACTGCTGCCTGTGCCGCGACCTGGGCGAGCACTTGTGCCGTCGCTTTCTTGAGAGCTGTGCCGAGCGATTCACCATACAGTGCCCAAGCCTCGATCGACTGGCCGACGGCATTTGCCATCTGGCCGAAAACGTCCGCGGTAAAACTGCCGAGATCGGCAAGCATCGATTTGCGAAGATCGATGTCCGACTGCATTTCGTCGACGCCCAATCCGCCAAACAGGGCGTCCAGAAAAGACCCGCGTCCGGTCTTGTCCATTTCATGTGCGGCCTGGTCGTTTGTGGACTGAATAATATCGTCCATGAGTCCGCCCATGCTGACGCCGAGGCGATCGATGGCGTCTTTGGCCGTGTCGGCGTCCTGCGTGATCTTGATGAATAGATCGGCCTGTTTGCCCTGCACCTCCTCGATGCTCTTTGCGATATCGTCGTCCGCCTGCCTGATCGTGCGATCGCCGCGGACCTTGGCGAGCGTGACGGCATCGTTTGCCTGCTGCTCTTCTACCGAGTCGGCTTTCGTCGCGGCGGCTTTTTCCTCGAGGGCGGCTATCTCATCCTGAACGTTCTGGACGATCTGATCGTGAGCGGCCTGAGCCGCCTTATAAGCCCCGTTGAAATCGTTGTACTTGAGCGAGGATTCGTATTCCTGCTGATGCAGCTCGACCATCGATTCGGCAAACGTTTGCCCGATCTCATATTTCCGGGCCGTTGCCTCTTCGTCGTTCTTTATGCTTTCGTCGGAAACCTCTTTATCTTTTTTCGCTACTTTGTCGAGACCGTCGAGGATCTGTTTGGCATGCTGGAAAACCCATGACTGATCGCGGACGTAAGCTTTGGTTTTCGCTCCGCGTCCGGTTCCCGAGCCGCCGGCGAAATATGTTGCGAAAGCCTCGGACGCTCCGCCCGCTTCATAACCCTCGCCGCCAAATCCACGCGTGAGATATCGTGCGGCTTTTACAAACTCATTGCCGGGGCCGAGACGTTTTGTCGTGCCCGCCATTTGCTGTGTCAAGCCTTTGGCACCGGCAGAGCTCGTCTGGCCCGCGATGCCGCTGCTTTCGCGAAATACCGTGGCCTTGAGCAACGTAAAAACAATGTCCTCATCGATGCCGGTTTCCTTCGAGACCTGGGACGCAGCCTCTTTCATGGCCGCATCGAATTTGGATGGAGCGATGACGTTCTTTAATACCTCGACGGCCCGCTTGCTCGGTGGAGCATCGCCGATCTTGTCAGCCTTTTTCGATCCGGCCGCTTTGGTTGTAGCCGCATCGGTGCCCGTCTTTTTGTCAGGCGACATCTCAGAGGCATACGGGCCATATTGCGGGTGCGTCGCCCCATAGATCATCTGCTGGCGTTCTTTTTGGAATTGTTCGTAGATCTTGGGGAGATCGAGTGCTGTCGGCCTGGACGTATCCGCCATTAAACCGCTATTAAACAAAGCACTGATCTCGGCGGCGGCCTCGCGAGCATCGAGGCCCAGGATCTTGATCTTGAATGTTATGTCGGACAGATATTGTGCGAAATTATCCGCCCAGGACTTTGTCTCGTTCTGATTTTTAGAGAGCCAGTCGCTTACATCATGGGCCATGTCGGTGAAGACAGGCATGAACTCCTGGCCGATCTTTCGTGTCGCGGCTCCGATCTGGACCGACAGCTGGTCCATCGTGTCGCCGAACTCATCAGCCGCCGCTGCGTCCTGGTCTGAGAGCGTCACGCCAAGAGCTTTTGCCTTGGCGATCAGCTTCGGAAGATCGCCGTCGAATTGCTTGATGAACGGGAGCAGGTCGGTACCCATTTTCTTGCCAAACGCAGCAGCGGCCAGTCCTGCCCGCTCGTTGACATTTGTGGTATTGACGATCTTTTGAAAGACCTTTCCGAGAGCCCCATCAAGATCGTTTAGGGCTTTTTGAGGAGTAAGGCCGAAGCGTTCCAACATTGCCGTCGCTTCTTTACTGCCCTGAGCTGCGGCATCAACCTGAACGCTGAACTTTGAGACGGCTTTTGTGACCTGCTCGAGCGACGTATTAGACTGCTTTGCAGCCAGATCCATCGCCGTCAGAGTCTCGGCATGCAAGCCCGTCTTATCGCTGGCATCGTGGATGACCGAGCCGTATTCTGCAGCCTGTTTGGTGAGTCCGAAGAGAGCCGCACCGACGCCCGTGATCGCACCGATCGCGACGCCGGCGGGAGCGGCCAGAGAACCGAGCGAGGTCGCCGCTTTGGCACCTACCTGTTTGAAAGCATCGTCAAGACTCTTGATCTCAGCCTTGGCGGAGAATGCGTCTGCGACGATCTTATATTTCAGTAGATAATCGGTTCCGACTGCCATTTATTTAGAAAAAAGACCCGAACGTTTTATCGCCGGGTCTGTCTCAATTTCTTTTGCCTCTCTTGTTCCTGTCTTTGGTTGTCCAGGCTTTGACCTTGCATCCAGGTAGCCGCTCGTTCGAACCAATAAACAGGCCAGTTTTCAACTTCGGCCGGCGACTGGCCGTATTCTTTCGCAAGCAACAAGATCAGGTATCCGTCAGGGCATCCCCACTTTAGTTTGCCGCCCGTTTGTAGCCATGCGGCTATGTCACGGGCTGAGCTTTTGGGGTGATATCGTCGTCGATCGCTTTCTTGATATTCCGCAGGTTCTTGGCCGAAAAATTGTCCAGAACATCGACGGTGATCTTATATGGCTTCTTACTCTTCGGATCGATCAGATCCGGCAGCTCGCAAAGCCCGGCGTCCATTAGTTGCTCGCTCATCCAATAGAGCTCGTTATCGTCCATTGCCTCGAGCTTTGATTTCCGGTCCTTTTCTTCCTTAACGGTGCGAGAAAAATAACGGACGCGGATGTCGGCAGTCTCAACCTCGCCCGCGTCATTCGTAAATTCAAAGGGTGCTGTGGTCTCCCGCACCACCCTTGCCAGAGGGTTAATTTTCATAAACTAGGCTCTTTACTGTCTCCACTTGCCGGTCTGGAACGAAGTGGCCGAGGAATCCTTGAGGACCTCGAAATCGACCTCATATTTGTTGACGTCGTTCGCGTCGTTGATCAGCGTCCAGGTAGCGGCCGGGCTGATAAAGACCTTTGCAAACTCGAGGACGCGGACCGCGGCATTGTTGGCGACATTGATCTGTTTGAAACGCATCGCCTTAACCGGCGGTGCCGTAGTGAACATGTCGAGAGAGAATCCAGCTGCCTCGGTGCCTGCGGCTTTCCACGGCATGGTCGATAAACTGGAAATGCTCAGGACCTTGATCATTCCGGCATCGGCATCGGCATAATAGTCGGTCCCTAATACTCCTGTTACGGGCGAGCCGGCTGAATCGGTGACCACCAGGGACGAGACATTGGTCTTGCGGCCCGGGATCGGCAAATTATCACCCACAACTACGGGGTTTTTCGTAAACGCTGTCGCCGAAAACGAGCCTCCGGTCACGGTTGCCTTTGTGCCCCACAGATACATGACCAGCAGATCGATATCGTCCTGGGCACAGGTGAGCTTGCCGGTCGGTGTGACCATGCGTGCAGCCTTGACGTCCTTTTGGGCTATAGAGGATTGCTTATTGATATGCTCGACGTATTCCGGAGCATTCGAAATTTCCAGATTGTCGATATCGGAGAGGGACAGCGGAAAGCTGCTCGGAAAGCCGCCCGGAACCGCATCGGCCAGCCAGAGCTCGCCATGTCCGTAAGAGTGAGTGGTTGTTGCTGGAATCATCGTAATTTGCTCCTAACTAAACTTCGGCGTTAAATTTCTGCGTTTTATACATGACGTTGAACTCAACGGAGACGCCGACGATCTCAAATGAATCCGGCGGATATATAAAGCCTTCGCTCACCGGTACCGTAAACATCGCGACCTGCTCGCCGCTGAGCGTCCATTTAGGATCGGACCGTACGGCTTGCCAAACATCCTTGATGGCCTTTCGGGCGTTCTTCGCGTCCGTCTCGGCTTTCAAATAGACTCGGACCTGAATTGCCTGCGTCCAGATCGTGTATTGGGCGGTGCCGGGATTTGCCGGTGCCTCCGCGTTCGCGGCGGGATCGAAAACGCTGATCGCGGGCAATTGGTTTTCGTCCCAATTTGTTTGGCTGTCCTCGACCGTGGTTCCGATGTCTGTCGCGAAACCGTTCGTGACGAGGATCGTCTTCATCCTGGCCACGACCTCATCGACGATCTTTTGCCGTTTGCTGTCAGCCATGAATTATCCAAAGATCACTTGCCGTCGTCGGGCTTTGCGGGCGTCGAGACTGCGGCCGCAGGTGCCTTGACGATCTCGCCGAAAACTGCGGCGAGGTCGCCGCCGTCATCTGCTTTTTCGGGCAGCTCGACGATCTCGCCCGCTTCACGCTCCTGGCCGTGGACTATGCACCGGGCCTTTAACTTCACCGAAACCAATTTCTTTTCGTCCGCCATAATTTCCCTCTTTACGTTTTCAGGTAGACCACTGAGTTTCCGATGCCGAGCTTTTCCACCCTGACGACCTTGTACGTGGTGCTCCGGATCAATGCCGTCATGCCGTTCCTGACCGTTGTGACGTCGTCCGTGTCGCAGATCACGCTCGGCTTTTGGGCCTCGATGTCCACTCCCGGATACGGTGATGTCGCATCGCTCTCGCTGGTGAACCAGCCCTGGACGGTCAGCGATCCGTTGAACACGACGGCCTCATCAAAGTCGCCGTTCGACATGATCGCCGCCACATCGCCATCACCGATCATTCAGATTTCTTCGACTTCTTTTCGTCCGCGACGGCTGCGTGACCGTCGGCGATAAGACGCTCGGCGACGTGCGGCTCGAGCTCGGCGACCGCACCGGCCTTGAAATCGACGCCCTTGTACTGGACGCCGCGAATAAATGTGACCTTTGTCGTTTCTGGTTTTTCGTCTGCCATGATTTCCTCAGTTTGTTAAATAGCCGGCGGGCCGATAATGACCCGCCCCGGATAAATTGATCAACCGTTTCAGACGGTCAGAAGCTGCGTAAATCCGCGTGTCGCTGCCGTTGACGGATCGCTCTCACCACGGCCCAGGATCGCGTTGACGGACGCATATGTTCCGGCAGCTCCATCGCCTGCGGTGAACGACAGATCGAGGTAGCGTTTACGAGAACCGCCGAGCCTCACATGAACGCCGTAGAAGTGGTTGTCGTCAGTCGCGGACGGCAGCGTCGCGGGGCTGACCGAGAAATCGGCTCCCGTGATATCGGTCGCACCTGACATGCCCGAATCGTTTGACTCCTGCACCTTCAAAGCCGCAACGGCGATATCCATCGCACCAAACGCGATCTCGAAAAGCACCTCGTCATATCCGATCGTGTCGACCGTGTTGGTCGTATATGCCGTATTGTCATTGATCGCCACCGGAGCCGTGACCTGGACGAATTTGAGTCTTTGAAGTAATTGCATGGTTTTTTCCTCGAAAGTTTCAATAATGGGCGGGAATCTCACCCGCCCGGATTCAGGTCAAACGGTTTAGCTTGCGGCTGTGATAAGTCCGACGATCGGCCCCGCAACGCGTAAGCCAGCGGTTGCCGAGGCATTGCCGACGTCATGGACATTGATATCGAATCGCTCGGTACCGCGGATCTCGAGCTGATCATTGGCAAAGCGGCTATGCTCGCTGATGGCGATCGTAGTATCGCGTCGCGAACCGAAACTCACTCCCAGGGTGAGATCGCCAAGGACCGCACAGACCTGGCTAACAGCCGAGGTTTTTGGCAGCACCTGAACAAACTCAACATCGTAGCCGAGGAAACGCTTGGTGCGTGCTCCCTCAACCTCAGATCCTGTTACGCCGCCGGAAGCCAACGCGAGCTTGACCATGACGTTCCAATAGAATGTTTTGTGGCAATACCATTTCGTCCGTGGCGTGTCGGCGTAGACTGGCAGGTTTCCGACAACCGCCTCGAAATCGGTGAGCACGATCGAGCCGTAGCTCGTCGCATATCCTGTACCGGTCGCGACCGTGAGTCCCGCGATATTGGCGATAGTGCCGGACAGACCCTTGATCTTGGTCATGATGCCCTGCATGCCGCCGTACGTGTCGGTGCCGTCGCCGATAAAGCCGCAGCCATCTTCTTTGTTGGCGAAGGCGTACGCGATCTCGCCAGCGAGGTCGTCGCCCATGTTAATGATGGCGTCCTCGTTGATCTCGTTCGAATACCGGGCAAAACAGTACAGCTTTTCAGCCGCGAGATTTACGCGGTCCCAGGCCTTATCCGACGCCGTCATCGCATCGCCTTCACCAGCGAAATATGCGGTCAGGCCACCGGTGCGTCGTGGATCGCTGCGGGAATCGCTCGCCATCGGGACGATCTTTGCGTTGCGGCGAAGGACGCCGTAAATCTCGCGAAGATCGATCAGATCGTTGCCAAATTCCTCCGGAACGAGGAAGCCTCCAGATTCGTTGACACCCTCGCCCATCGCACGGGTTACAACGATGCCGTTGTCGGTACAAAACTTGAGCGAACGAGCAAAAGCACCTTCGCTCGAAAGCCCCGCAGACAAACCGCGTGTGGCAAGGATCCATTGACCAAAGCGATGGGCCCGTTCTGCGGCATCAGTGCCTGTAAAATTCCGGAGCGTTCCATATCGCGGCAGCGTCCGGGCCAGTTGAATACCGCCTTCACGTTGTGCATGAACTGCGGGCGGTACCGGCGGGATTTGTGCAGAAGCGGGCTGAGCCGCTTTAACGCGAGCAAAGAATCCGGCTTTGGTTCCGGTAAACGTGCCGTTGTCGGCTACGTTTTCGCGGATATATGTATTGGCCAGGTCTGCATTGCCCAGCGATGTTCCCCATTCGCGGATCTCATCGACGATGAGAAGCTCGGGCGAGCGAGTCTCTACAGCCGGAGCGGCCGGCGTTTGTTCATTTGGTTCCATGATTTTTCTTTTATCTCCGTTTGTAGAAATTGCTCGCGTGGCCGCGAGGCTTTGTGAAACTGTTTCGGTATCGTCACATTCGCAGTCGTCCATCGGCATGCCGCAATCGGGGCATATCTCCGCAGGGTCAGACGCATCCGGCTCCGTATCCATCGAGCGGCCGACGCCGACGCTGATGTCAGCGGGAACGGCGACGATCGAAACCTCGTAAGGCTCCCAATCGTCGGCACGATAAACACTCGGTTTGTCCTTGGATTTCGATTCGAGGTTAAGCTCCCAGATCATGAAGCCGACGCTGATGTTTTTGCGGATGCCGTCGCGGACGTCCTGGAAGATCTCTTCGGCCCTGGCAGATTTTGAAAAGCGAACGACGCAGCGGGCGATGCCGTCGGTATCGAACGAATACTCCTCGATGACGCCGATCTGGTCAGATGAATTGTGGTCCATCAGCAACGCCGCACCTGAATCAAGACGCTCGGTGCGAACGTTTTTCTTGCCCATCATCAAGCGGATCTGGCCATACCACCAGTTATCGATCGGCTTGTCAGACGCAAAAGCCACCTTTACGGTGCGGGTCTCGACGTCGATATCGGTATCGCGGTTGATCGCGAGCGTATGCGTCTGAGGCTTCCCGTAAACCTGGCTTCGGATCTGCTCGAGGCTTAGCTTTTTACTGGACATAGAAAAAAGGCCGAAACGGTGAAAATCCGTGTTCGACCTAAGATTAAGAAAAAATTAAAGTAATTATTTTTTAGGGGTAGAAAAATACCCTATGTTGCGGTCCTCACTGCTCGATATGCTCGAAATTGTGCCCGTTTGTGAGGGCACGCTTGGGCGGAGCCGCGGCTGCAGGCTCCTCGGCGGGCGTGGTTTCGACGTCGGCGTCGGGGTTGCCGCCGGTGTCGGTGACAGTCGTCTTGCTGGTATAAACGAGCTCGATGTCGTATTCCTTGGCAAGCTCGCGTTCCTGCTGGATCGTCTCGAAATGCTCACGGATGTCGATGCCGCGTTCGGCCAGCGTATCGGTCAGCGTCGCGAGATTGTTTTGCAGGGCAAGCACGTCGGCATTGATCTCATCCTGCGGGTTAACGTAATCCCAGCCACGCGGTTGCCATTTCGGGTTTTGCACCTGTTGAAATTCCTTTGGGCTGAGTTTCAGCTTGCCACTCAGTACCGCTGCCGGCACAAAGTCGTGATACACCTCACGGCAAAACATGTCGCTGACAAAATCCTGCAGCTCACGATAGACATCGCGTTCGTCAGCCTGACCGACGCGGGCGGATGAATAATTGACGGCCTTCATGTCGCCCGCGAGCGAGAAATACGGCAGGTCGAGGCCCGCGGCGATCTCGGACGTGATCTGTTTCACGAATTCGACAAACTGCTGCTGCGGCTGTTTGGGATCGAACTGCTGGAATTCGAAACCGTCAGGCAAAATGTGAAACGACGCGGGCGAAAAATCGATCTCTATATCTTTCTCCCGGCCGGTCGTTTCATCTATTTCGCCATCAAAGGTCGTCTCATCAGCGTCGGTTTTCTTGAAAAAGCCGCCCGACATCGCCATCATCTTGGCCGAGTCGAGCACGGCTCCGTTGTAGGCGAACAGATTTCTACCGCCCAGCAGTACGGCGTGAAAGGCTGTGACGCCGCGGACCTGGCTTTCGTCCTCGTTGACGAGAAAAGCGTGGATCATCTGCTCGGCCGGGACGCGTATGCGTATCACTTGGCGTTTAACGCTGAACTGAACATCGCTCGTCGGCGTTCGAAGCCAATAGGCGACGGGCCGATCGGTATCGTCGATCTCGACCGACATAATGATACGGTTGCCGTTGGTGTGGATCGTGTTCCATTGCTCATCGAGATAGTCGACGTTCCAGAATTTAAGGGCAAAGCCGAATGGCCCGGCTGCTACCTTTTGAACCAGCGTCTCGCCGTCGCGGATCAGATGAGTGACAAAAAGCCGCTGGGCCGAAAGCCAGTTGAGTTTACCGGTGACCGAGCAATTCTCTTTGAAGCCCCACTCCCAGAAAGCGTCCTGGACGCGTTTATTGAGATCGGAGTTGAGCGTCTTGCCATCGGGCATGTAAGCCCGGACCATCAACTGCAGACCTTTCGGTCCGATGACGTTTGTCCTGCACATCCGAAGGAATTTCTTGAAATATGGG